CCGAAACAAGATCCTCCAAAAAAAGCGCCGGGAATTACAGCTTGGTTATTGTGGGGAGGCGACGAGAGCGGATCAGATCGCGCAGAAGAGTGGGCTGAAAGAAAAAGAGATCAATATAATAAGCATGAAGAAGAAATGAAAAGAAACGCGCAAGAAAATATGGCTATTAACGCTAAACTTAAAAAAGAGAAAGAAGCAAGGGAGCACTTTGTGAGTACAGCAACAATTGAAAAAGAAGTTAGGCATTTTAATGTTCAGGAAATAGAATGCAGAGATAACGAGGACGGATCACTTACATTAAAAGGTTATGCTTCAGTTTTTGAAGTACAATATCCGGTTAATGATCAAAGAGGAAGTTATTTAGAAAGTATTAATCCCGGAGCATTTAAAAAAACTTTATCTGAAAGAGCAGATGTAAAACTTTTAGTTAATCATGATGGCGTTCCTTTGGCTAGAACTCAATCCGGAACAATGGAATTAAGAGAGGATCAGCACGGTTTATTTGTTGAAGCTACACTTGATCCTGAAAATCCTAAAGTAAAAGAAATAAATTCAGCAATGAAACGCGGCGATATGGACGAAATGAGTTTCGCTTTTGCTGCAGTTAGAGATGAATTTAATGACGATTACTCAGAAAGAAATATTAAAGAAGTTAAGCTTTATGATGTTTCAGTTGTTACTTATCCCGCTTCAAGCGCAACGCAAGCAAACATTAGATCTACTTTTGGAAGATTAAATGAATTATTAGATAGCGAAACCGATCCTGAAAATAAATTGCAGGAAATAAGAAATATGGTTAAAGACCTCGATCAGTTAGATGATCAAAAAGAGATTTCTAAAAATAGTATGTCAATAGATCAAGCGAAAAGAAAACTTGATCTTTTGGATCTATAATAAGAAAAAATCGCGCCGCAATTTTAGATTTATGTTTAATTTGCACCCGATAGAAAATAATAAATAATAGGAGAAAATAGATATGAGCGAAGAGAAAAAAGAATTAACTTTGGTTGATAAACTCGTCGATTCAAGAAAAGCACTCCGTGATGAATTAGATTCTTTAGTTGCAAATGCAGAGGACGAAAAAAGAGAATTAAATGAAGACGAAGCTGCAGATTTTGAAGCTAAGAGCGCAAAAATCAAAGAAAAAGATTCTTTAATCGAAGAAATGAGATCTATGGCCGACAGAGACAAAGAAGTTGAAGAGTCAAGAAAAGTTATGTCAATTGACAATGACGATCTAACTCCAGCTGTTGAAGTTATGTCAGAGCCAAAGACTTATTCTGAAGAAAGTCGCAACTCATTCTTGAAAGACGCCTTTGCTGCTAAAGTAAATGGCGATTTTTCAGCACAAGAAAGAATTGTAAGACATCAACAGGAATCAAAAGAGTCTAGAGATATTGGAACAGACGCATTCGCAGGATTAGTCGTTCCGCAGTATCTAACAGACAAAGTCGCTTTAAAAGCAAGAGCAGGATCACCATTTTACAATGCAATTCCTAAAGCACCTTTACCAGATAAAGGTATGAAGGTTGAGCTTAGTAGAATAACAACAGGATCAGCAACAGCTTTTCAAGCAACTGAAAATGCAGCAATACAAGAAACTAATATGGACGATACCTTGTATTCAGTTAATGTAAATACACATGCTGGACAACAAGACATTTCACGTCAAGCAATCGAAAGAGGAACTGACGTTGAATCAATTGTATTAAGTGACTTAATTTCTGCATACTATACTAATTTAGATAAAAATCTTATCAACGGTGGAGCTGCTGGACAACCAGTAGGAATCAGCCAAGTTGCAGGTATAAACTCTGTAACCTATACTGACGCCTCTCCAACTGTTGCTGAGTTATATCCGAAACTTATTGACGGAATACAAAAAATTAATAGCAATAGATTTGCTGCTGCAACAGCTATCATTATGCACCCAAGACGCTGGGGTTTCCTAGCAGCTGGTGTTGATGGTAACTCAAGACCATTAGTGTTGCCTGCTGGTAATCAGCCAGACAATGTTTATGGAGTTGGAGAAGCTGCTACTTATGGACAAGTAGTTGGACAACTTGCTGGCTTGCCAGTAATTGCTGACGCTAACATAAGAACAGATCTCGGAGCAGGAACTGAAGACGCTATTTATATAGTTAAAGCAGACGATCATATTCTGTTTGAAGAAACAGGATCACCATTCAAACTTAGGTTTGAAGATGTAGGATCTGGAACTTTAACTGTGAAATGTGTTGTTTATGGTTATGTAGCATTCGCTTCAGGCCGTTATCCAGCAGGTATTTCAGCTATTACTGGAACAGGATTAGCTGCACCTACATTCTAATTAATATAAAATTGTGGTTTAGGTGGATCTGGCAACAGATCTGCCTGACCATATAAGGAAAAAAATTATGAAAAAAAATGATGAACTAATAAATGCTTTATTAGCTGAGCTTAAACATTATGAAACTTTTAAAAACAAAAAAAGGGCAGACGAAGTTAAAGCGGAATTGAAAAAAGCTGGCTGGAAAGCACCTAAAGAAAAAACAGAGACAAAAAAGAAATAGGTTTTAATGGCGATCACTAATGGTTATTGCGCATTATCAGAACTTAAAGCTTATATTGGAATTACAGATTCTAATGACGATAATCAGTTAGAAGACGCTGTAAATTCTGCAAGCAGACAAATTGATTCTTATTGCAGACGTAGGTTTTTTGTTGATGGCGGCGCAAGCGCTAGAAAATACATAGCAAAAGATATTTTTAATTTATATACAGATGATTTTTCAAATAACGATCCAACTGTAAAAATTGACACTGACGATGAG